ATCTAGACTACTAAGTTCTCTCATAATGGACAAGGTTATTTTAAAGAATAAAGGAGATGATGTATTCTATATAAACAATTGTAACTTTAAAAGCTTTGCTATTATATGCCTTGATTCAAAGAAAGTATCAAATGATAAAAGACGAGTTTCATATGCTCTACTAGCATACTCTAAGAAAAAAGATCAGTATGATAACATATTCTCTAACAGATCTGGTGATATTATTTTCACAAACCTAATAACTGACAGTGTTGACAAGCTATTTTATAAAGGAAATCTTTTTTATAACATATATGAAATATGTTTTCTCTTATTCCTTAAAGACCCTAGTCAAATCACTAATATAAAAAAACTATTTATAACACTATATAACGTAATGTTCCACGCTAGTACAACAACTAAAAAGCTATTTAGTTTCCAAAAATTTGCTAATGTTATAACATTTTCAAAATATTCAAACTTTGATGAATTATGTAAAAAATATATATATAACAATAGAATGGATAGGGTAATATATTATTATCTCTCGAAACTGTTTGTTGACTCTTCATATGATAATTTCACATTAATAAAATCAAAGAACCTAACTGACTACAATGTTATAGTGAAACTTAAAGCGCTATTCTTCAGAGTGTACACTATTAAAGACTATATAGAATTCTCAACGTTTTACAATCACACATTTGTAGATACCACGATTTTCAATCATGATCTTCTTTCATTTGTCAGAGGTATAAAATCAAATAACGAAGTTTTACAGAATTCTATCTATGCTGGTAATAACTATGAAGTTGAGGATAACTATCAGTTTAAACATAAAATGATAGATCAGAAGGCAATGCTCATATCACTTGAATTACTAATTGAGGAAAATCCTAATTTTATCGTAAACGAAGATCACTTTGAGGAAAAACTAAAGAAATTAATAAATAAGAATTTTGAATCTCGGTTCTTGACATCTGCAAAATGTATGTCAGTTTTCCCTAAAAGAAGAAAGGACAAGAGAAAACCTAATGAAAACACAACTTCAAAGGAGATGCATTTGAGGAAAAGAAAGTCTAAAACAACTTCAGTTATATGTAAGTCGTCTACAATAGAGGAGCATCTGTTATTATGTCAAAAGCTGTTTAAGCCTAATGATATAGTTTCCCCTGTGATTTTTATCAACAAGATATTATCTATGATTTCTAATGACGAATCTCTAGAAGGATCTAAATGCAGAGAATTAGCAAACATGTTCATTGTTTCTAGGAAGAGTCAACCGGAAGATTCTAGAGAAATTTATCTTTTAAACATGTTCTCTAAGACTTTAGTATTTTTAGTACAAAATATATTTTACTTGTATAACAAACTTAGTAAAAGGGAACTAGTGGTTAGATCTCAGGCTGAAAAGTTAAATAAGATTAGAGAAACTACTAGAATATTATTAGTGAAACAAGAGGAAGAAATTTTATATATGAATGGAGATATGGCTAAGTGGTCAGGACAAGATGTCTTCAAGAAATACTTCATTCTAATTAATCTTATGAAATACTTGAAAATGCTACCAGAAAAATACTATGACATTCTACACTTTTGCCTACATTACACAAAAGACATGAAAGCACTATTTGTGGAGGATGTAAATAATATAGCAATAAAATCAGAGACAGTACTTCTACCTAACTCAGAGTTTTACAGATATGTTAATGTAAAAGGTTGGGGTCAGGGTTTATTTCAGAATATATCTTCCTTCGTTCATAGTATGGAGCAAGTTTTTAGGATGGATATATTTGCTCTGCATTATTCCCTTACAAATAATAATCCTGATCTTTCGCAGATCATTAAGAGTAACTGGATGCAGTTAGCTCATTCAGATGATAAAAATGAAGTCATTCTTTTAAATCAGATCTTCCATGATAAGTTTGTATCCTTTTCTTGTTTAATACCAAGGATGTTCGGTTTAATCCCTTCGTCAACCAAGAATAGTTACTCAACCATCTGCTCAGAGATGGTTGGAGTCCAAAATATTCAAGGTCAGATACTGGATAATGGGTATAAAGTAGTAGGAAACATTAATTATTCAATGGTGAATGATTCATATTCTAAAGTTTATAAATACATTTTAAATAGATGTTCTGAATTCTACTCCAAGACATCTGATCTCATTGGTGCACATGGACTAGAAATTATATCATACCATTTCTTACAAACTCATTTCAGATTGCCATTATGGAGTCAAGAATTGACAATAGATTCATTTGGTAGATTAGTGAACACTTTCTATAATTATAGAATATACGGAATTTACTCTGATTACATATCTAAACTATTTTTCTATGATATAACTTCCAGAGTTAGGTTCGGGATAATTTCTCTACACCTTTCGTTGAAATGGAATAATAATGACGTTTTAGGTCAAAGAGAGCACTTGAAAGCATATAAAGAGATGAGAGAAACAAGCAAGGGAGATGGCCA